CATTTTTGTTTGTGTTTGTAGCACTGGTGTGCATGTTTCCAGAGTTTTCGGTATTTTCTCCTTCATTAATCGAGCGGCTAGTTTCGTCTGAAAATGAATTTAGCAAGTCAAAATCTTTCTGCATGATTTCGTAAAGTTTATTGTATCTCCATATTACGCGTCTTATGTTACCATTAAATCGTAATAAAAACATCGTAACACTTTCGTACTCAATTTCTCGCATCAAATTGTCAGTACAAAAAAGCTGGAAGAAATCATCTTTCATTTGTTCAGAGAAGAACCGAATATTTTTGTCAATCATGCTCTTTTCGGCTGTTGCTATTCGTTCCCAAACAGGCACATCATATTCTGGTTTAAAGAAAGGGTATCTCCCTTCACCAGCGTTTTGTTTAGCAAGAGCTTCGGGGTTTTTGTCCTGTGAATAATGATAAATTATGTCACGTAATGTTGTTGTATAATATGCCATTATTCGTCACCCTCTTTCTCTTCTGTCTCGCCTGTCCCGTACCCCTCTCTATCAGAGGTATCGCTAGGCTGTAAAGTTCCATCAACTTTAGCAAGTGCATTTGCATCAAATTCTACACTTATGTTAGTTCCAAACATTCGGTTGACTTGTTCTGCACCAATTTCTCGGCTTCTCAAAGCATTATTTCTGAATCCCATAATGTGCTCATTGTTTGCGTTACCCTCGTCTACAGTAAGATGTTCCGCCTTATACACGGAAATGTTGTTGTAACCTAGCAATGAAAGATATTCCCCAAGAATCGCCATTTTTGTTTTGTCAAGCGACTCCGTAATAATTGGTGTACTTAAATCCAGAACTTCCGGTTTGTCAGTTTCAGAAATGAATTCGTCTGAATCATCGTAAAAAATATACGGTAAACCGAGTTGCGTGTTATTAATCATTTGACGCATCGAATTCTCGTTGTCCTTGTTCGTACGAATAATTTTAGGTCTCATCTGCAAGGTAATATTTACATCCTTTGCGAGTTCCACACGCGCCAACTTTTGCGCATAATATTCGATGATTGGTACAAACGGAGAATAGGTCGCATCATTAAATACCAAAACGCTGTTATCTTCATACCGTACAGTATGGTATCCGTTTGCCGTATTAACATGACGGATTCTGGGAATGTTGTAAATGTTAAATTTACCAGTGTTTGCGGAAGGAAGGGCTACCATGCCTATAACCGGGTTCTCAAAAAACAGACAATTTCCTTTCATAATTAGCGTCTGTTCTATCACTCGTTCTGAAACGGTATCAGGCAAATTATTCCACTTAAAACGGCTAATCGCTAAAACGTATAGATATCTAAGATAATTCCAGTACGTCCAATCTCGATTTACACCGCTCATAATTTTCTGGTCATACCCTACGCCACACAGACCGAGCGGATCACGGCTTATACTGCGTCTCCCCATTTTATCCCTCCTTTCTATTCATTATTTCCATAAGTTCCCACGTTTTCATAATCGTGCCAAAATGTCACGCCGTTTAAAAACATGCTTCTTATGGTATCTAAATGCTCATTCGGTATATTACCATAAATGTTAACGGTATTACACCTTACATAATTGAATCTAGGTCGATTATTTAAATACGGTATTCCGATGCGGTTAGACTTGTAGCCGTAAGCATCAAAGTAGCTTTGCAGTTTAGAACGGAATTCTGGTTTTACAGTATACGCACGTATGATAACATCCAGAGAACCGTTTACTGCCATCAATACCGCTTCACTTCCACCGGAAGAGTTTCCAGCAAGGCCTATCGCACTTTGCATCATATCAATTTTCTGTCTGTCTCTCTCGGATGATTGTTGTTCCCTAACTGCGCTTTGGAACGTATTCGCAATTGCGTTAACAATTCCGCTTGCGTCGCCCTCGTTTGAAACAGCCTGACCAATTCCACTTGCTAATCCAGAAATTGCACCAATAACAATATTTGTACGATTCTGGCTGTGCACTAGATTGTTAGTACTAACTGCTTGTGACTTTGACAAAATGAATTGGTTGTTCTGCACAGGAAATGACGGGAAACCTGAAAAGCTTGTTCCAGCGTTTAGTAAATCACTGTTGTTAATGTTTCCGTCATAGTCATTTGCCGACGCTAATAGTGTACCATCTGGTATGGGACTTCCGGTGATGGAAATAGATAACGTTGCACCGTTTATTAATTCCGGCTTTAAAACAACCTTGTTTCCAGACGGCATCACTATCTCAAAAAAGCTGTACGGGTAACAATATAATTTTTTCTGTGTGTACGCTGGTAACATGGACTGCCAGTTGATATCAATTACACGTTTTCTAGGACTTGTATTTCCGTAGCACACACCGATTCTAAATCCCATGGCACTAGAAAATATCCCTTGTTTTGGAACGAAATCGGCGGGAAAAGGAAACACAGAAATGATAGATTGTGCAACCCACGCATAGTCTGATAAACTTGCGAATATGTCACGCAAACTTGATGTATTTTCGTCCACGAAATAAATACCCGCCGCAGATGGTAGACCGTTTATTTCACAACCGGGCGCACCTTTTATAATCACCTCGTCCGCTGTCCCGCCAGAATTCACAAGGTCTGCTGTGGAAATTATCAAATATGTGTTAACTTCTGATAACGAATCAAGAGTGAATGCACTTTCCTGATTGATAACATAATCACCATAATCAACCGGTTCCACAACTGTATTGTAATTGTAAGCATAACCACGCGGTGCATGTTCACGCGCAATGTCGCAATCTCGTATTACTACGTTATTAAAATACGTCTGCCAAGCATCTAAGTGAAAGCGTATCAAAGATGTTTTAGGATTAACATACTCAATGGCATCCACAAAACAGTACATCCATATGCCGTTATACTGTGTGTTTCTGAACCGCATATAGTTAGATGCAAGTAACGTTTCTGCATTGTAGTTTACCTGTAATGCCCTATGCTCACGTATGTATTTAAACGTAAAATTTCCAGCTATCACTTTGCCGTCAAAATAACTGTCTCTAGCAGATTCAGACGCAAAATAAAGTTGACGATTTTCCGCTACTGGAATATAACCCAAAAGCTGGAACACATTTGATTGCATTGCTCTTGTTTCTACATCTGTCATAAAATCCATGTTCATGCACCGCCTTTATTTTCAGCCGCCAGCCGCAGTCACTTTTTTCTCCCCGTGTACGGAGTTATCGAGATACGGCGTAGCGTAAATAGTAAGAGCTCCTTTTTCTTCTGCGCCTACACTCAGCACGCCCTGATCATTCATACGTGTACTGGAAGATGTATTTCCGAGAACAGACCACATTACAGCCTGAGACGGGTTATTTGTTCCGGTTACTGTTGCCGTGTAAACAGAACTTCCACCGGGGGTGTAGGTGTCCGCACCAGCAATCGTTACACTGGTGACTGTCGGAAGAGCCGCAGTTGTAATCGCAATTGCATTATGGAACGGAGAAAGGAAGTAAGTCTGCCATACATGCAACCAGTAATTCCAAGAGAGTTTTTCCCGGTCATAGAAATCATTTGCTTCGAAAAGATTATCATAAATGTTCAAGAATTCTTCATCCGCAATGATAGCGATAATTTCCGGGTGATTCGGAATCTCCGGAATCAGTGTTATTCTTCCAAGAAAACGTGCTTCATCCATATGGAACGCGTATGCTAAAGCCTGTACGCTGGTAACAGCATCTGCCTTTGGAGTAATAAAAAGACGCTGGTCTTCCAGAGACGTTGTATTCATAACTCCTGCCGCATTCATGGAACGAGTAGGAAAACGTAATGTGTTAGACGCAATTCTAAGAGCGGTAAGAAAACTCTTTGCGCTTGCTTCATCGGTCGGTTCGTCGGCATGAACCAATTTAAACTTTCCGCTGTCAACATAATCAACAAACAGAGCAAGTGTGTACGCGAATTCAGCAACATCATTACTGGTGTACATACCATTTATAACTCTGTCTACCAGAGACGCAACACCTTCTTCGGAATAAAAAGCGGCCTGTAAATCTCGTCTCCAAATGGTCTGTTTAAAATAGTCCTCCCGGTTACGGTTGTGGTAGGCAACTTTCAGGTCAGGCTTTTCAGTCTTTAACATTGCCCATGGATCGGTGTCCTCGCCATAAGCATGCGCTGTTGCAATGTCAACCCAGATATCCTCAATCGTATATCCATACGGTATCATACCACGCTTTGCAAAACCGAAGGGATTCGTAAAGTACATTTTGTTTACTTTAGTGAAGGAAACCTTGTTCACCAGAAAGTCGAAGAACCGGTTCATTACAGGCTCATAATTCATCATCGTACCGCCGAACTCACGAATGTTCGTACTTACGGGTTCCGGCAAAAGTCCTTCATATTCTGTGCCAGCTAAACTTGCTCTAAAGTCCGCAAGCAATGCGGGAACATTTGATACTGCATTTTTTACTGCCATTTCTTAATCCTCCTTTAAAGGTTTAAATAGTCCTCAATCTTAATGGTTGGGACTTCTTTCTTTTCTTCATTCTGCACAATATCGCTTATGACTTCTTCCTCAGCAACGCTGGGTTTTGTGAAGTCATTAATGTACTGTGCACGGATTCTGTCGCGGTCACGTTCCACTTCACTGTAATACGCCGCCGCTTCATTGATTGCGGAACCGATAAAAGTTTCGTCGTAGACTTCGCCTTCTTCCAGTTCTGTACCAGCTATCCGTCTTAGCATCCTCAAAAGCTTCTCATTCATGCGTCTTTCTCCTTCCCTTATTTCGTCAATCCCACATTTAAAGAAATAGGAGCGTCTAAAAATCGAAATGCGGGATTGCAAGCCGGTATGGGACTGCCAGCGTATTACCGCTTTCCCTCAGCAGTCTACCAAAATTTAAACACTCCTACTCAATATAAGTGTATCATAAATATGACAATATGTCAAGCATTTCTTTTTTGATATCCACATTTTCAAACCACGCTTTTCCGGCATTGTAATAACGCTTGAATGACATAGCCGTTTCGGAAAGCTGGGAGAGTAAATAGGTATCCTCAAAATGGGAGTTGGAATCAAAGGCAAATTTGAGTTTAAACTTTTCGTTTGCTTTGCTGGAAAAATAAAGACAGTCCTTGTTTATCCATACACCTATGTTTTCTGCGGTTCCTAAAACTCCATCGTTTATGGCTATCGTGCAGTAGTAATATTTGTCTTTGGTTTCCAATTTGCGAACAAACGAATAGGTGTCCAACATGTATTTGTTTGACGATGCAAATTGCACGTAATTTGATTCACTAAATGCGCGGTTAAAACCGCTGGAAAGAAGTGCTTCTTTTGCGGCTTGATTTTCCGTTACCTCTAAAACCCATCCATCACCGCGCAAAAATTTTGTGTCGGATTCCAACCGTTTTTGAATTCCAAGAGCCTTGTAATATGGATTCAAAATTGATACGTTATTTCCGCATAAAATGTTTCTAACATAACGTGTCTGCTTTCCGAAACCTCTGGCTATTGAATTTTGAATGCTAATAAATTTTGAAATCTCGTTCTCACAATAATGTTCAGTTTCAGATTGGAATTCGTCCATGAATCTGTTCTCTACTTCTATAAATCGAGAAGAAACCTTCTTTATTGTGTCAGCATTATTTAGGAATGTCGCGAATCCACATTCTGTGTCGTTCAGATAGAGAACTTTATAAGCCCCTCTCATTTCAGACTTTGCGTGCATTTCAAAGTCAGGAGGGTATAGCTGTGCAATGTCGCTAAAAAATGAGTTTTCACAGTCAGATAACTCATAGTTGTATCTGTATTGTAGCATAAATTTGCGTTTATTATCGTTCAAAAAATCCTCAAAAATTGTTCGTTTTGCTGAGAATGTTTTTCCGGCGGTTCGATTGCCTGTTACAATGAATAATTCTGGTGTTTTTCCGTTTAAATCTTTTTTACTCAACAAACGCGATATGTCGTAGTACTTACTCATGAGTACCTCCTTATATTAAATAAGGGACGCTTTCGCGCCCCTCATAATTTGCAGATATATAAAAATGTGTTTTAGATTGCCTTAAGCTGTAAAAACTCTCTATCGCTTTTTGAAGTCCCGGATGCAATCTGCACCTTGATAGGATGTTCTGCACTAGGTACACCAAAAATTTCAACCAGATTCTGAACACAATCGTTTACCGTAGGGGACATTGTGGTGTACATATCTCCTTCTGCCGTAAACAGTACGGTGCATATTCCCAATTCCGGCTCCTTTGTGTTCTTTCTCTCGGTTTCGTACTGAACGATATCAGTTACGGAAAACTCATCGCCCACAAAGTCTTGCATCTGTTTACCGTTTACAGTACGAGCGTTGTAAAGCATCATTTTGTCGGTTGTGGTGTTAATTAAATCTCTCATTTTCTTTTCTCTCCTTATTTGTCATATTCATTAACATAGTAAACTGGTTATTCAGTTACGCCGAAGGCTTCTTTAATTTATGCGTCTCCATCCGGTACAACAAAAGAATTCTTAATAAAATCTTCTTCGCTCATGGCTCTTGTCTCTTCTACTGTTGCTGTTCCAAGACAGATAAGCTTGCCTTCATGCTCAGGCCACTTTGCTGTTGCTTCTTTGAGGATTTTCTTTGTATCCCCAAGTTTCTTTCCTGTGATTTTTTCAGGAAGGGTTACAACCTGTCCTGACTGCGTATCAAAATACGCGATTGTAGCTTCGGTAATTTTGAATGTTCTGGTGATATGACCTCTCATATTCTCACCTCTCCTTTCATGTGCCTATTGTTTCGTTTTGGTCTATTAACTTGTTATAATTCATTATACCATGATTTACTGTATTTTGTCAAGCACTTTGCCAAAAGATTTCGGCGGCTTGTACGCTTTTTGCTTGTAAAGTGTGAAATCTGCATCCACCAAAAGAATCCCTCCCTTCACTTGCTTCTGCTTTAATTGACTATTTAACGTTAATCCATAATCAAAGCATGAGATAGGTCTTGTAGCAAGCAAATACTGTTTCGTGCGGTCTTGCATCCCAGCGCATTTAATTTCCCAGTGCGGGGTTACTTTTTTATGGTTTTCCTTGCGGATAAATTCACAGTAGGTTTTCTGGCGTATGAACTTTGCGCGGCTCCATTCTGATTCTAATTTCCAACATAATAACTTGGAGGAATGCTCTACAATTTTGTCTGGTTCACATTTTAACATATGCAAGCTATCTGTATCTGCATAAATAAAGTTATCATAGTTGGCTTGTGCATGTGTTATTGTAAAATAACGTGCATAAGATGTGACAAAACTTCCTTGTGCTATGGAAAGCGTTTTCTTATTGTGCTCTTCATGCAAAATAAACCTAAGTATTCCATCCTCGTCTAAATACGGCTCCTGATAACTGCTATCATCATTTGTTGCAAGCTTTCCGTAACAGTTGTTCAGGAAAAGCTTTGCTTCTTCTCGTGCCCCACCTTCGGAATTCATTTTCATAGCCATATACTTGTCTATGTATTCGTCAAACAAACCAGCAACAGCATTAAAATAACAACCACTTAAAATCTCAATTTCGTGTATATCATAATGTTCCAAAAATAGCTTATAATCAAGACTGGTTAACGTAAATTCTGCGTATGCTAATTGCAGTATTCCGTCCGCATCGTAATAATATGCATATTTTTTACCGCCAAACTGAACGTCCGAAGATGTTAGCCATTCCGTGGACTTATACATAAGACTATCTTTAATCTGCATCGTAGGCAAATGGTTAGGGTTTATTGTAAACCGTGCTTTTAGTCTCACAAAAAATACTCTATTCTCTTTCAATGCTTCTTCGGGTATTTTATTGCCTGTCCAGAATGTAGGCTTGCCTACAGGGTAAATATTCCCGCTCTTAGAATGCATAACAGATGAATAAAGACTGTTAACATCATATGTCATACCATCTAGGTCTATCCATTTATTCATATATTTAGGATTACAAAAACACCATCCACCCCGATAGGAGCGACGTATATATGCGTCTGCGTTTGGATATTTATAAGCTTGCTCGTCAAGTGTAATTGCTTTAAGGTCTGGATACATTGCATTCCATTGCTCTTTATCAAAGCACTTTTTATATTCGGCTATACAATTACTCCCTATCGTTAATCGTGTATTCCCAGAATCCAGCATAAATTCAAGAGCTTCTTTCAGTACCAAAACATCGTTTATTATGTACTGCATTTCTTCCGGTTTTATCAAACCGCCGGCATGACGTTCACCCTTATATTCCATTTCTAGTTTACGATGTTTTGTATTAAAAGCTTTTCCCATACGTGCTAGCGTCATTGGCATAAGCTTTGCACTATCTCGTATTTCTATTAATGTCCGTCCTGTGCAGACAGTAATGGAGTACCAACGATTCTGGCCTGAAATGATTGCGTCGAACTCTCCTTTATAAAGTTTCTCGTAGGGCTTCTCCCGATGATGGAATTTATATCCATTTTCCATAAGAGTGGTCAGCAGAAAATTACCATCGAATTTTAAGTTATGAAAATAGACAATCACTTTTTCTTCACAAAGATTGTGAAAAAACTTAATGAAATCATGAATATTATTATATACTGTAACGAAATCTGAATACAGTTCTGCAATAGCCGCACTCCATACTTCCGTACTCGTTTGTTGTTTTGTATCATCATCTACAGTTGTCTCAAGGTCGCATGAAAATATTCGCATGATTATACCGTCCTATTCCTCGTCATAAAATTCGTTTTCCATGAATGACCTTTTTTCGTTTTCTGGTACTTTCAAATATGTTAGCATTTCGTTCAATGATGCTTGCAGACGGATTGTGTCATATGCTTCTTTTGCAGATAGCCAATTTCCTTTGCGCTTTCCTTCTTCCAGCATCTTCGCCGCCGCGTCTGCACCGTAAGTGTTAACAATACGGTCTATCCAGCTTTTTGCCATATCCCGTCTGTCTGTTTTTCGTCTGTCCCAGCGTCCATAAACATAGGACGAAATAAGGTCATAAAAGTTTTCTAGGATGATGTTAGAACTATATGGACCGGACGCAAATTCATCCATGTTACCAGTTTGCCTGTAAAGTTCTCGGTCTTTACGATAACGCTTACGCCCTTCTTTTGGGGTAAATATTTCCCCTGTATTAAAATCTACGTAAGCAGTTGCATAAGAACGACGCTTTTCAGGAGTGAGTTTTTTCAGACGGTTAATGGAACCGCGAGTAACTTTCTTAGGAATTTTAGGAATAAGCTTTTCAGTATCGTAGATAAAACCACGGCGGTTTTCTGCACGTACCCACGATTGCAGATTTTTACGTATTCTACGATATTCTTTTTCTACGGCTGTTAATCGTTTTCTTCTTTTTGGCATGGCTTACTCTCCTTATAAAATTCTTCTGAATCTACAAAACAATCAATTTTTGTATACAATCTATCCATTAAAGATAGTGCTTCATCTTGCTGTTCTGGATTTACATGCGTTAATACGTTTCTTAAAGCCAACATTATTATTGCATATTCCTGTCGTGTAAAACCTAGTATCACAATCTTCTTTTTCATTCGTTCACCTCCTTTACCGCTATACTCTATTATATCATATTTCATGACATTTGTAAACAAAATGCACCTGTTCTATAATGTATAGAACAGGTGTAACAGTGGTCTTAAAAATTGTCTTTGATGTGCTTTATAACTTGTGCAGTTATGGAACAGCCGATTAGATATACTATGAGTGATATTATTGCGGTTAGAGCGATTATGATAATTTCAATCAT